AACTGAGGTAACTCCTGTAACTTCCCAAGAAATTGACAATTTAAAACTTTTTGCCGATTCGATGTTGAAGTACATCCATATCGCAAAGGACGAGAAGGGTTTGCGTTCGTATTGGAAGTCGAACCAAACCACCATCGATGTTCTGAAGGCAAACATGCCCGAGGAATACAACCGCATCTTGGAGAAGTTCCAAGAAGCAAAAGCAACCATGACCAAAGGAGAGAAGAGTGAGTGATTTTGAACAGCGTCCCGACTCCGGTCGGCTGATGGCCACCCAATCCAAGAAGCACGATAAAGCCCCTGACTACTGGGGCGAGATCGCAATCGATCTGAAGAACATGACCAAGATCGAGGTTCAAAACGGCTTGCACATTGTCAAGCTGTCAGGGTGGAAGAAGAAGAGCAAGACCGGTGTGACTTACCTGTCCCTGTCTGTGGATCGCTACATCCCACAAGGCAAGGCAGCCCCGGTGCTACAAGATGATGGCGATGTCCCGTTTTAAGGAGCAACAAATGAAAAAGACAAAAGCAACTCAGATCCGCGAAATGTTGAAAGAAGGCAAGTCCGTTGAAGAAATCGTAAAGGCTGTAAACACGAGCACCCAGTACGTTCACACCCTTTCCTACCTTGAGCGCAAGAAGGAGGGCAAAGCGAAGAAGGCTGCACCGCGCAAGAAGGTTGTGAAGGAGAAGCCGGTAGAGAGCGGTGTCCCAAGCGTTTACGCCAAACATGTTGATGCCATTGTGAAGAAGAACATAGAACTTCTTAAAGAGGTCCATGATCTTTGTGCTGTGGTTGACTACCTTGAGTTTCGTTTAGACAAAGAGATCCGCCGTGGCGCTTCAGTTTGAGGCTCGGAAGATTGCGATGAAACAGGACAGGACCGGATACGTCCTGACCCTGTCTCTGCACCCTGACGAGATCCCAGAGGAGCTTCTGAGGGACTTCGTCGGGGCCAGATACGCCTGTGCCCTTGTTCGCATTCAGGATGACGAGACCCCAACATCCTATGTGAACAGGGTTCAGCAAGCTGCCCTTCTTTGTAAGCGGTATGACTTCCAAGACTTCTTGGGGGCAATCTCAGAATCGATGGCAGCAAGGAAGCTTTGCGACAAATGCGGCATTGAGTCTCGGTCTGAGCTTAACGGTAACCTAGAGGCGCAACAAAAGTTTGACGACCTTGTTAAGGAATTTAAACATGAAAGCGACTTCTAAAAAACCGCTCAAGCCTTTTATGGCTTACATCCAAGAGTCTCAACATGCCAGCATGGAAAAGTTCTCAAGGAAAAACAAGATCCCCATGAGTCAACTTGTTCGTGAAGCAATTGAAATGCGGATCTCCACCGGCAACCCCTACATCAAGGGGTTCAATGATGGTTTAAATAAAGCCATCAACATCGTCTCAAGCCACAAAGCTTCGCAGATGCGGTTCCCTTCCGGGAAGTCTTTTGCAGAGCTTGTGAACGAAGAAATCATTACTGCACAAATGAGTGAGCAAAATGAAAGTTCTGAGCGGGAGTCGTAATCAGTGTCAGGGCTGCAAGGAGTACTTCAACTCTGTTGGAGCCTTTGACAAACACCGTACAGGAGAGTACGGGAAAAACCGCAGGTGCAAAACCAAAGAAGAGATGGAGGCAGGTGGAATGATCCTGCGTTCAGATGGTTTTTGGATCGGGGAGAAGATGGTCAACTACAGAGAAAAGGAAGAGAAGTGACTCCTTACACAACGAAGTCCGGTGTAAAGATTGGCATCAGATACATGGCACCGCCACCGCGCATGTATCGAGACGAAGAGCTACTGCAAGCTGCCCTGCTTGGGATCAAAACGCCCAAAGTTCCAAGTTTGATTTGGCTGTCTGTGGTGGTTTTGATTTGTTATCTTTCTGCAAGTTTGATTGCGCGTAGTGTTTAAATAATTTCACAATCTCAAAAGGAAGCATCATGAAAGCTGTAATTAAAGAAGAAACCTGTGTCATCAGCCCGCCGAAGTTTGGCGTTACAGACTTCTACATAGAGGGGATTGCCCCTCTTGTAGTGGAGCGGTTCAGCAAGAAGGCCGAGCTTATGGCGAAGATGGCAGAGGGTAAGAGTGCCGGTAGCAAAAAGAACCGTGACGCGAGGGACTATGAGAGGGAGGCAGAAGATGCGCGATACCGTAGCTCTGAGGGATGGGAGGGCATGAATGCTGCCGCCTTCCGAGCCGCAATGATTAGCGCGTGTCGTCTGGTTGGATTCAAGATGACCCTTGCCAAGCTTTCCACATTCATCGAGGCAGACGGCTTTGATGTAAACGATGGAGTTCCTCTGGTTCGTGTCTATGGCGAGAGCCACACATACACAGCACACACAAGGAACGCAACGGGCGTGGTTGATGTGCGCTCCCGCCCGATGTACCGTAACTGGGCAGCAAAGCTTCGTGTGCGCTACGACACTGATCAGTTCAAGATGGCTGACGTTTTAAATCTTGTATCTCGCTGTGGATTGCAAGTCGGAATTGGAGCAGGACGCCCTGACAGCAAAGCCTCTGCTGGCTGTGGGTTTGGTCTGTTCCAAGTTGTCCCGAGTGATCGGGAGAAGGAAGTGGTCTCAAAGTTTGGGATCAATTAACGCCGCAGGCTCGTCAAGTATGGGACAGGCTTGGATTGGCCCGTCCCGGCGCGGCAGGCTCGTCGTGGATCGTTGCGGCGAGTTTTGGTTTGGCAGGTCAGGATCGGACGGGCAAGTTGTGGTGAGGCCGGGTAATGTCCGGTTAGGCACGGCAGGCTAGGAGCGTTGAGTTTTGGACCGGTATGGCACGGAAGGGTACGGCAGGCTAGGAGAGTCCGAGTTAGGTGTGGCATGGCAAGGCAGGCTTGGCAACATGTGGTTCGTTATGGCAAGGAACGGTACGGCAGGCGTGGCATGGCATGGCAGGGCGCAGCGAGGTGCGGCAGGCACGGCTAGTTTTGTTTCGGACCGGATTGGTAATGCAGGCAAGGTTAGGGGAGGTACGTCGTCGTTTGGCGTGGCGAGGCAGGCAAGGTTAGGCGAGGCACGGAAGGGCGAAGTATGGTGTGTTCGGGTTTGGCAGGCATGGCTCGACTAGGAATGTTGTGACAGGGCAATGCAGGCAATTTTTTAACTTAAGGAGAAAGACATGGAACAGGAACGCAAGTTGTTAACAAAGATGGCTCGTCAAAATGGCGGAGTCTTGAAGGTGGAAGATGTTTTAAACGAAGCCCGTGATGAGGGCAGCATCTTGCATAAACATTTCGAGTGGGATGACTCGGAGGCTGCACAGAAGTATCGATTGCAGCAAGCAAGGGCTTTGATTCAGAGGTGCAAGATCACATTGATTGATTCTGCCCCTGTTGAGATTAGAGCTTTTGTAAGCCTGCCGGTCGATCGTGAATCTGGTGGCGGGTACAGGCTCACCTCAGAGGTTATGAGCGATGCAAGGATGAAGGAAGAGATGCTGCGGGACATTCAACTGACCATCTCCCGATGGACTCAAAAGCTGCACCTTCTGGATCGAGACCTTGCAGATGCAATCATGGATCTTGATGCACGTTTAAATTCTCAAGTGTTGCTAGAGGCCCGGCAAGCATGAATGACCCGTTTGACTGGCGCAACTACAAGCCGCAGATCAGTTTAAAAGACTTTGAAACGTCAAGGCGCTCGTCTTATCAAGCCAGCAGGGTTGTCAATGAAAAGAGGAGGGGTGGCATTGAGCCATCCTCCCCTTACGCAGAGAGAACTGCCGCCCACCTTGCCACCAAGCCACAGAACATGACTGTGGAAATGCCGCAAATGAAGGTTTACCGAAAAAGGAGAAACAAGAAATGATCGTCCAAAAAAACATCCCCATTCCCAGCAAGTTCCCTTTCCCCGAAATGCAAGTTGGAGACAGCTTTGAAATTCCAAGTGGTGTTAATCGGAGCACTGTTGCAATTTCTGCCTCTCGTTACGGGAAAAAAAATGGAATGAAGTTCATTACCCGCAAGATGCCTGACGGCTCCATCAGGGTTTGGAGGACAGAATGAACATCGGTGACATCGTTCAGGTCAATCCTGACAAAGAAATGTTCGGTGCCTGCATGGTTGTGGTCACTGAGGTCAAGTCTTGGGGCATCCAAGGCTATGTCCAAAATGCTGGTGTAAACGGGCAGGCTTACATCCGACTGAAGACAGAAGACTTTGAACACACTGGTGGCACTGCTGTGTGGATCGTGGGGAGGGAAGAATGAGCATCGAAGCAATGAAGCAGGCCGCTGACACGTTGGAGCGGTATGCGCTTCAGCATGGTAACCCCG